GGGCCTGGCGGACTTCCGTGTTTTGCGTGACTACGATTTCATGCCACACGCTGAAGGGCGCGTGTGGTTTTCCGTTGGGTTTGGGTTTGGATTGGTTGTTTTGCGGAACCAGTTGGACGTTGTGGCAGTTGAGGCGCCCCATGGTCAGCAGAATCCAATGTTGCTGCATAACCATGTTTGCGATGACCCAGTCCTGCTCATCTTCGTTTGCATGAGTAATCATGTAACTGTCTTGAAAGTTCCCCTGACTGTTGAGTGCATGGGTGTGAGTGCCGATGTAGACAGCGTTGCCCTGAATCTCATACCAACAATCGATGGTGAAGAGGTATTCCAGAGGAATCTGCTCAAGTTGCTTTGCCAGTTGTTGCTGCGTTAGGTTCTCTATGTTTTCTGCCCCATACTGTTCATGCAATTTCGTGCTCTTTGCTTCTTCAAAACGTTTGAGGAACTCCTGGCGCGCATCATTGTCCGCCGTCCGGCGCGAGATGAGGGCTCCCATGCGCTGCCCGTTGTCAAGGCATTCCACCCACATTTTGCGGTAAGGAGGCAGGGGACAGGGAATGTTGCGGAAATCAACGAGTTCGTCAGGTTTTTCTTGAACATCCTGCTCCAAATCATTAAAGACTTTCTGAGCGTTTACCAGAATAGTATTTCGGTCGCGGAGTTCTTGTTGGGTGTGCTGATACCGTGGTTTGAGTTGCCCTTGGAACGTGGCGCCGTTCAGGCTCTTGTACCAGCCCCATCGTTGGTCTATAATCATGCTGCGCAGGCTGCTCATTTTAGAATGGAACCTCTGAGTCTGCGCTCTCTTGCTCGGATTTCTCGCCATTGATTTCGTAGGCGGTGGCATCCACGATCATCGGCTGCAAAAAGCCGCGCATGCGCTGGTGGTAAGGTTCGAGCATCGCAACCTGTTCTTTTTCCAGGCGTCGCTCTAGGGAAAAGGAAATACGGGCGAAATCGATGCCGGAAGTCGAGGTGGCCGGCTCGAGCGAAAGTTTGGTTACAACGCCCCAGTACATCACGCCGGCAGAAATGAGGTTCATGCTGTACTGCATGAAGTTGCGGATGGAAGTGGGCGGCACGTTGAGGATGTGCGGCAGTAATTGGCCCGGCAGCAGCACCAACAACTGCCGGATTTCCTTGCACGCCTGTCCGGTTCCTCTTGAACCGTCGGGATTGATTGAGGTGCCGAACGCCGCGTTGGGGCAACGCAAACAGTCGCCGCCCGGATTGCCCACGCCGGTGAAGCCGTCGTTGGAAGTGCAGTCCGGCGGCTTTTTTCCGGTGCCTGTGCCATATGGTTTCTGATAGAAGAGGCGTACTTGGCGGAAAGCGGGGATTACCGCTGAGATCTGCCGCATCAGTTCGGCCCCTGACGCGCTCTCGACTCGAAACTCGGCACCGCCCCCGGCCGGCACTTTGATGCGCGATAGATTGAGTACGGAAAACTTCTGCGGGCCGAGGTTCTCGTCGATTAGCCTGAGTACTTTGGCCATGGCTTCATCGGATTCGATGAGCGGGTAATCCAGATGCGGCATGATCTCCACGCCGCTCTTGGTGGTTGGGTCAGTCGAATTGTTCTTCTTCTTCTTCTTCGGGTTCATATTTGCTCCTTTTCTCTTCCGGGCTGCGGCGGTCGAGGACCTGCAGCCTGAAACTCGGACGTACTTCGAGCACCTCGGCCAATGCTCGGGGCAGCAGCTGCGCCAGCGCCTCCGGGTCGGAACCGGTTACCAGTTCGTGATGCGCTTCCAGTTCCCGGATGTAGGCGGTCAGCGACCGGGTCGAGTAGCCTTCCTTCACGAACCGGCCTAGGCCTGAAAGCTTCAGTGCCTCGCACACGGTCTGGCGCCCGACGCCTGTGAGCGGGTAAACCCACGGCTCGCGTTTCGGCGACAGCGTGAAGCCCTCGATCTTCAGCATCTGGTAGCCGTTCTGGCTGAAAATCGCCAGTATCATCGACTCGAGCGCGCGCAGTTGGGGCTCGAGCGCCCGCAGTTCGTCATTGAGTTCGCGTTTGCGTATGGTGTGCTGTACGAAGCGTTGAATGGCCTCCTGTTCGGGGTCGGCCAGGGGTTCATTTCGCGATGCGGACATGGGGAAGGGTTCCTTTCTGTTTCAGTTCCTGGAGCACCGAGTCCACCAGATCGCGGCGGTTCTCCACCGCGCGCAGGATGTATTCGTCGATCGAATTGCGGATCTGCAAGTGGTAGAACAGGCAGGGCCGCTGCTGCGGCGGCCGGCGGACGCGGGCGCGCGCCTGCTGGTAGTCGGAAAGCGAGAAGCCGAATGAATAGTAGACGGCGATGCGGGCTCGTGACAGGTCCACGCCTACGCCGCCCGCCTGTATCTGCACCGCGAGCACCATGGGGCTCAAGGCATCTCCTTTTTGCCAAGCGGCTAGATCGTCGCGGCTGCCCGAGAGTTCGCCCGAGCTTAGTTCGGCGGCCGCTGCCGCGGCATGGATGGATTCCAGGTCCGCGCGGAAACGCGCGAAAACCACGACCGGCTCGCGGAGATCTTCGAGTAGATCCTCAAGCAATTGTTGTTTGGCGGAATCGATTCGGTGCGCGGCGCCCTTTTCATCCGGCACCGTGCCCCCGGTGATCTGCTGCAATCTCAATAGCCGCACCATGGCGTTGGCGGCAGTCACGGCGCCTTTCTCGATCAGGGCCACCATCTCGCGCTCCATTTCGGCGTAGACGCGCGTACCCTCCGCTCCCAGGCCGGCGGTCAATGTCTGATCCATTTCCGGCGGCAGATCGAGCACGCTCTCGTCGACGCGAAAAGCGAGGTGCCGGAAATCGTGTTCCAGCCGATCGAGATTCCGCCAGCCGACGATTTCCTTGTTGAAATAGCCGCCCATCACCGCATACCGCGCCCGGAAGCTGGAGAACGCCGGATCGAGGAAGGTCGGATCTAAAAAACGGAACTGTGCCCAGATGTCCGTGGGTTCGTGCGCCATGGGAGTGCCGGTGAGCGCTAGCCGGCGCAGGGAGCGGAGTCCTAACTGCGCCGCCCAGCGGGAGGTGCGCCCTCCGGGCTGCTTGATGCGGTGGCTGTTGTGGACGAGGAGGCCATTGGCGAAGTAATTTCCTGTAGTGGTTTCGAGGTTATGGACGCGATGGTCGTTTGGATCAACACAAGGACCGAGGGTAGATCTTTCAGAATCTGCCGGTTCCAGAATCGTACAACGGTCCAACCGCGCTGGTGGAGAATCTCTTCTTTTCTCCGGTCTTGTTGTTTGACGCGGTGTGCCATATGACTTTGTCCATCGACCTCGATGGCAAGTTGAAGAGCAGGAAGTGCAAGGTCCACCTTCAGGCAATGTGGTTTCGTCCCCGTTGGAATCACGTATTCCATCTGCCATCCCGGTAAAGTCTCGAACAGGATTTGTTGTGGTACGGTTGGTCCGGCCCCATTGCCTCCGGTGAGCTGCGGGAATCCCAGCGCTCGTGAAGTTTCTATCGCTTTCAGGCGATTCGCCGGATTTTTTAAGGGATTGCGATCTGAGTTGAGATAGGCTGTGATTTTCTGCTGGATTTCCGGATTCTGTCGCATTCTCTTCATTCGCTCGCGCGCGGCTTCTCGTCTGTGTTCGGTGTCGAGCGTCTTTACGTAATCTGGCCGCGACATTCGCCAACGGGCTGAGCATTTTCTGCTGCAAAAGCGTCCTTGGTTTGGTCGTCTCTTCTGGAACTCGGAGCTGCACCATTCGCAATGTGCCGTTTTTGAGGTAGTTGACATAGTCTCCTGCTTTTAGGTCTGAGGCGTCTATATAGCCACGTGGAGTCCAGACGGGATGCCTGGAGGTCATGGTAGTGGTCCCCACGATGTGTCGGGGACCGTTGTTCCATCCTTGAAATGCGCTGAGAACTTCTGTTTCCGTGACTGTTCCTCTATGGTGGTCGTAGCCGAGAACGATATCGCCTTTTTGGATTTGCTCAATCGCGATTGCTCCGCGTGGTGTGCTGATCTGCGTGCCGGCGGGGACGCATTCGTCCAAAATCACGAGAAACCAGATTTGTTTTAAAGCCCACGAGGCGAATGGATCGCGCCGGGCCGAGTCGTAGTTGATCGCGATGGCTACGCGCTGCCTGCGCTCCTCTCCCCACCTCACCAGGTTCTGCGCTTGGTACAGCTTGTCGCGGACGCCCCCCGAGCGGTCATCGAGGGCCGCGAAATTATAACGGCCAGGCGCGAACTTTTCGAACTGCATGCGCCAGACCTCGATCACGCGCAGCGGAGAGACGATGAGTATGAGCCTGGCGTCGTGAGCGTTGGCTAGCTCGATGGCCACCCGGCTCTTGCCCGTGCCCGGAGCCATGGCCAGCATGGCTCCGTGTTGCTTTCTATCCCAGAGCCGGCGGACGAACTCGAAAGCAGCCTGCTGATGGCTCCAGAGCGGCGGCGCGTTGTTGTTCATCGTTCTAAGGCGGCGCGCTTTTCCGCCAGGCTCACGAGCAACAGTACTTCGAGGTCTTCGTCGCTGTAAGGCCCTTCTGGATTCCGGATCCGCCCGATCAGTACTTGTAGTACTCGCCCGGTCAGGCTGCCGTCGCTGAGCATGCGGGTGAGCATCGTGACCTGTTTTTGCTGTTTGGTGTTTAAATATTTACCCAGATCGTGTATATTTAATTCGGCAGCAGATGTTGCCTGAGGCATGAACGTCAGATCCTTCCGCCCGTTTACGAGTCTGGGCTGTCTGATGACGACGCTCTCGATTGTGCGCCCATTGCAGGTTTGTGTCAATCCTAAAACTTGAAATTATTTATAGAAAAAATAAGGAATCCAGATGACAAAGAAAACGAAAACGGTAACGGGGGATACGGAACGCAAGCCGCCGGAGACTCCGGCGCCTGAAAAAGAGCGGCAGCATGGCCCGCTCAAGGAGAAAACCCAGATCACCATCCGCATCGACAAGGAACTGATGGACCGAGCCTACGCTCAGATTAAAGGGACCAACAGCCGCATCACCGATGTGCTCGAGCGGGGCTTGTGGCTGGCCATGAAGGAGCAGGACCAGGATCTGCCGGCGCTGACCAACCGCGTGCGCTTCGTGGTGGCCAATACCACCAAGCAGCAGCAGCAGCAGATCGATAGATTCCTGATCTGTCTGGTGCTCGATGAGTTCGAGAAGCTGACGCCTTCGGAAGCCTTGCTGCGCAAATCGGTCTTTGAATATCTGGAACTGATGGAGAAAGTGCCGGACCGTCGAGCGCGCGCGCTCGAACTTTACAGCCGCTACGGGCGTACGCCGGAAGAGATCGAACAGACGGGGTCCTAGCGTATGAACCCCCAAATGCTTCAAGGGATCGGCGCTATCCTGGCCGGTTTCGCGGCCGTGCTGGTCGGCATCTACACCGTGATCACGAGGCCCTTGCAGAGTTATTTGAAATCCGAAATCACGGCTACCGAGAGTCGACTGAAAGTGGAAATCATGGCCGTCGAGACCCGGCTGAAAGTGGAAATTATGACCGTCGAGACTCGGCTGAAAGCGGAAATCATGACCGTCGAGGCCCAGTTGAAAGCGGAAATCATGGCCGCCGAGGGCCGCTTCTCCGAGCGCCTGGCGGCCATGGAAAATCACCTGCTGGCCATGGAAAACCGCTTGGTGGACCGGATGATCAGTTTGGAGACTCGGCTTTCCGAACGCATCGATGCGCGCATCGTGCGAGGTTGAGCAGTGGCTATGGACGGAAATATCATCACGACAATCAGTACCGGAGTGGCGATTCTGGTCGGGGTCTACGCCATAGTGGGCCGTACCGAGGACCGGCTGAACCGTTCCATGGACACACGGTTCAACGACTTGAAGGATTTGTGGCGGGCAGAGCTGAGGCGGGTGGAAGAAGTGCTGGATGCGCGATTGAAGCATCTGGAGGAAAAAGAGGACTGAAGGAATGTCCTGCTCTGATCGCTAGGTTCCAGGAAAACTCTTACCTGCAAGCGCCGCAAGGGCTATAATTGGCCCAAATGCTGTCCAAGCAGCGGCGCACGCCTTCGACTCCTCAGGCCAAGGCCAAGGTGAAAACCGTCATGCACGAATTCAAGCATGGCGAGCTTCACAGCGGCTCCAAGCAGGGGCCGCAGGTAAAAAACCGAAAACAAGCGATCGCGATCGCGCTTTCTCAAGCCAGGAAGGCGGGGTGAGATGGCGGCGTCTCCTTCTTGGTGGCCTGTCTGGGACGTGGTGGAGATCTGTCAGGAAGCCAGCGAGCGGGCGGGAATCGAATTCCGTAGTGGACATGCACTGAGGAGCGCTCGACGGAGCTTAGAGTTACTAAGCATGGAATGGAGTTCAAGGGGTCTGAATCTTTGGACCATTGACGGTCCGACGCCCATCAATCTGGTGTCGGGCGTCAATCAATATGCTCTGCCCGAGGACACGGTCGATCTTATCGAGCACAATCTCCGCACCTGGAATTCTGCCCAGACTGCCTATACCGACCTGCCGTTAGCTCGCATGACGGTCTCCGAGTATGCGGCAATTCCTAATAAGCAGGCTCAAGGGCGGCCGAACATCATTCACATCCGGCGTCAGATCAAGCCCTATTTTTTCCTGTGGATGGTGCCGCCTTCCAGCCCTCTCATGCAATTGATCGTTTGGCGGCTGAGGCGCATGAAATCGGTGGGTCCGGGCGGCACGGGCGAGCCCGAGATTCCATGGCGGTTCATTCCTGCGATGATTGCAGGATTGGCTTACTACATGAGCTTGAAGTCGAAGGAACCCGATGCTACCCAGCGGGTCAGCCTGCTTAAGGCCGCCTATGAAGAGCAGTTTCAGTTGGCGAGCGATGAAGACCGTGATCGTGCCGCTATATATTGGGTTCCGGGAGGCTACGAGAGGATCTAGATGGCTCACGCACCAAAATGGGCGACCGGTAAGTACGCCTGGGGGATGTGCGACATCTGCGGCATTCGCTACAAGCTGCTTGAGTTGAAGCCCACGACGGTTCGCGGCAAGAAGACCGGGTTGCTGGTATGCCCAACGGATTGGGACCCTGACCATCCCCAAAACTTCCTCGACAAGTATGTGACTGTCGATCCGCAGGCTTTGCGGAATCCGCGGCCTGATACGGGTAAGGATGCTTCCCGGGTATTGTATCCGCAGGGGAACTGGATCAATGGCAAGCCGCCGACGGCGGCGCAGCAGGCTGCTATGCAAGCAGAGTGGAACGGAGAGAAGTCATGAAACGCCGACGCGGCCAGCAGGGCTTCCGCCGCGTATTACGAGCGAGCAGATGTTCGGTCCGGAATCGGATGTCGATGTCGGTGGTGTAAAGCCGGCTCAGGTTATACGTGCTTCAGATGATCCTGTTCGGTGGGATGAGGGTTTGGCAGAAGGCCGTCTTAAAGGTTCCGTGCTGGCCGAAATGATGGATAAGGCGGCCGAGGCGGTTCAGCAGCAACATGATGAGGCGGTCGGGCGAGCGGCGCGAAAAGCGGTTCGCGCTGGTTATCCTCAGCCGGCTTATCGAAAAGGAGGTTCTATGAGACTACGTAAGAGCTTTCGGCCGCGACGTTTTCAGCTCGGTGGTTTTAACGATGCCATGTTGGCCGGTGCGGGTGGTTGGAATCCGGTCACGTCGCAGCAATGGGGTGGTGGTGCGCCTCAGGCACCGGCGACCGGCACGCCTTCTGGACCGCAAAGCAACATCGCGTTTCCTGGAGGAACATCGCCCTCAGCACCAACAACACCGCCGCCGCCGATGGGATCGCCGGGTCTAGCATCGAGCGGACAGGCTCCTGCGGGTGGTATGCAGTCCATGCTCCAGACAGTTACACCGGAAGCACGGGCACTATCTGAATCTCTCTATGGCCCCCAAGGTAAGTATGGACAAATGGCTTCGACTGGAATGTCTCCGTATGAAATTCAGCAAGCTATTGCAAATGGTACGGCTACGGTAGGGGCTGCGACCGGAAACCAGCCCATGTTAATGAATGGCGGCGTTCCGTACACGGGAGGCTCCGCACCTCAGCCTTGGCAAACTAGTTCCGATCCAAATGTACGAGCGGCGGGTATGGCTCGGCTGCAACAGCAAATGGGTATGCAGGCAGATCCGCAAGCCAACATGCGGGCCGTAACGGATGCGATGAATTTAACCGGACCAGGGGCGCTATGGAATCCTTCTGTCGCTGGTAATTTAGTCGGCGCAAGTGCTCAGCAACAACAAGCCGCACAACAACAGCAATATAACCAATTACTAGGACAAATGAGGGGCGGCGGCCCGCAGGGCGGCCAGGCGCTGGCCGGGCGTGCCTTGATGGGCGGACTTGGCGCGCAGGGCGGCTTTAATCCGCAGGCGGCTTGGTTGGGTGCATTAGGTTCGCAGGGTGGACTTGGTGCGCAGGGTGGATTTAATCCGTGGGCCGGATATGGTGCCCTGATGGGCGGACTTGGTGCGCAAGGTGGATTCAATCCGGGGGCTGGACTTGGTTTGCAGGCTGGTCTGCAAGGTGGATTTGGGCAAGGTGGACTTGGGCAAGGTGGACTTGGGCAAGGTGGACTTGGTTCGCAGGGCGGTCTGCCTACGCGCATGATCTATTCCGGTGGCCCAGGTCAACGTGCTGGTATTGGGGCTGGCGCTGCTGCTCGTACTCCCACTCCTGCTGCTGCTCCTGCGCCTGCTCCTGCTGCTGCCGCTGCTGCCCCCGCCGCAGCTCCTGCTGCCGCCGCTCCCGCTGCCGCTCCACGCTCGCCCCTTGCGCCCAATTTCGCCGGGCCGTCTACCGATCCTAATGTCTTCACCACGCCGGAATACATAAAGAACTTGAACCAGAACACGCAGGCGTGGATGGCCAATACCGGTCAGACGCCCGCGTTTACTCAGCAGCAGTTCAACGACGCTTGGGCTACTACGCAGGGCAAGGGCTACTTCGATCCCACTCAGTACAACCAGATGATGGGAAACCAAGACGTCGTAGGTCCCGTGAGCCGATGGAACCCTGCCTCCGGACCGGCGTCGCAGTATGGCGTGGACGCGAAGGGAAACATAGTCCCATTAAGCAAGGGCGGTGCTGTCGAAACAGAACCTCAGTTGGGCCGTAAATCGGGAAAAGCTATGGCGAAAGGAGGGCAAGTGCGTAAATTCAATTCCGCCGCAGCAGCGGCCGAGAATCTTCCGACTCATCCGGGAAAAGAGAAGATGGCTAAAGGCGGTGTCCTGCGGCGCAAACCGCCCGCGGTTCCGAAAGCTCCCAAGCTCAAACAGCCGGTGCCTACGCCAGCTCCCGATGACGATACGACTATTCCATCGCCTGTTCCTGCAGGAGCGGGTATACCGCCGACCGGGATGCCCATGATGGCCAAGGGTGGCAAATGGATTCAAGGCGCGATCAAGCATCCTGGCGCGTTGCACAAACAGCTGGGCGTGCCGGAGGGCAAAAAGATTCCCGCCGGCAAACTGGCGAAAGCCGCGCAGGCTGGCGGCAAGCTCGGCCAACGTGCGCGCCTGGCGCAGACCCTCAAGGGTCTTCACAAGGCTAAGGGTGGCAGATGCCCCGACGATGAGAAGATGGCCAAGGGCGGCAAGTATGCCGCCGGCGGTGCCGCGAAACAACGCAAGGGCTATCCTGGAACGATCGCGCCGCCAAAGAAGGGGTACGCGCAAGGCGGCAAGGTCCGTGGTGCCGGTATCGCTCAGAGAGGCACGAGCTTTTCCGGGATCTATTAATTCTGTGAAGGTGATAGATGAACTACGCGGCCCTGCGTGCGGTCATCCAGACCTACTCCCAAAATTTCGAAAGTTCCTTCGTTGAAAACGTAGACGTTTTCATCAGACTCGCCGAGTCCCGCATCATGCTGCGCGTGCGTCTGCCCAATTTCCGCAAGGATGTTTCGGCCACCCTCACTGCCTCGAATAATCTGCTGGCTGTTCCTACGGACTTCCTGGCGCCTG